CTATTGTGGTTTTCGTTAATGGTGTTTACCAAGTCAGATAAAGCTAAAGTCATCTGTTGATTGCTTTGGCTGATAGCGTCTGCAATAGGCTTTAATGGGTGTTCCATTGATGCGGCCATATCCTGTTCGGTAAAGTAAGCCTGTTCACCGTCATCTGTGCCAGCAGAAATACGGGCAGTTTCAATCTTAGCCCCGTTGTTGATGTGAGCCAATAGAACTTGAGTATTACGCTCTGTATTCATTCTCATCTGTGCGACCTTCATATCCATCTCGGCTTGCTGACGGTTACGCTGATCTTCCAGTTGGAATTTAAGCTGATTCTCTTGGGCTTGGTATTCTTGTTTAGCTTTCTCAAGTTCCATCTGCATCTGCATTTTTTGCTGTTCCATCTGCATCTGTGCTTGCATTTCAGCTTGTTTAGCCTGAGATTGGGCTTGCATCTTAGCTTGTTCCATCTGCTGTTGCATCTGTAACTTCTGCATTTCAGGGCTAGGCGGTTTAGGTTGGCCTTCTTGTGCTTTAGCTTGTTGGCGGAATTGATCTGCGGTTTCGTCAATCAAACCTTCCATACCCTTACCAGCTTTAAACGCTGTAACACCAAACTTGAGCATTTCCATGAGTAATGGAGTAAGTTCTGGAGATTGTGTGGCAACTGGTAATGCGGTTTGCATAAACTGGCTTACAGCACTTAAGAACTCAATGCGGTCTTGCTTTTCTTGTTGCTCATCCTGATAAATCATTGAATCGCTAGTGACTTCGATGCGGAAGTTCTTGGCTGGTTCATCTTTCAGGAGTTGCAGGGCTTGCGGTATAAGTGCTTGATCTTGTGGGGATAATTGCATTGCACCGCTAATCTTAACGATAGTGTCATCGGTAAAATGCTGGCAAATAATCTGTGCTTTGATACACAACAGAGATGTTGCAAAGTTCACTACATCGTGTTGCATGGTCTTTAAACGCCCTGAAGCGTTGTTTGACTTAATAATCTGAGCACCAAGGGTTTCGTTAGGGTCTGTTTGTCCACGCTGGATATCAGCAATACCCATGATTTCGTAAATTTGACCCTTAACCTGCTCCATAGCCTGATAAGCCATGTTTAGACCTTCGGCAATCGGCTTGATGTCTACAAGATTAATAGCCCCCTGCAATCCGCCCTTTTCGCTAAATGCACCATAGTTTTTAACTGGTAGCAAAGCATTGTTCTCGCCTTCGCTAAACAAACGGGCAAGCGATGGCTCAGAAGCGTCATATACGCCCCGAACTTTAAGGGCTTGAATAAAGCCATCAATACGGTCTGCCAGCGTGTCTAGCTGTCTTGCTTGGTCTTGGTATAGAACAAAGTCAGGAACAGGAACTAGGCTATCTGTCGTAAGTGTGGAGAACATTGGTTTAGGACATGGCCAAAAGTTCTCAAGTTGTAATGGGTCGGCACGGGTATCAAGGATTTCACCCATAGACTTTGAGAGCCAAATGACTTCACCGCTAGTCTTATCCCAAATCTCATAAACACAGGCTTCTTTAGCACCTTCGCCCATCTTTTCGTTATAAGTCTTGGATGTATCAGGTTTAGTATCAAGCGGAATCTTGCCGCCCAGTTCTTCACCAAAGCGTTCAACAAGGGCAGGTCTACCCATGTAAACCTTACGCCATACCGCTGTTACTTCTTCCCATGTACGGGCAACGGTTAAACCAAAGTCACGCCAATGGACATAATCTACAGGAGCACATTCATATTCGATACGTTCTTGATTTTCACGATGGATGCCACCTTCGGTTTCAGCTTCGTCAATATCTTCTGTGATTTGATAGCCATCATCGGGAGCACCATCGGCTTCATCGCCAGCTTCACCAACAATATGTGGCTCATAACGAACCCAAGATGTACCACGACCACCAAGTAAACGGTCTTGTACGCATTGCTTCATGGCACTTGCATAGTCACCATAATGCTCAATCTCGTACTCTAATGCCCGTTCTAGCATCATTGACGCTACACGACCAATAGGGTCATTATCACGAAACCGGCGGCTTACGTCCGGTCTAGGAAGTCTAGCGAATACCGCTGGAGTAATGGTCTGTACATTAGACCAAAGGATGTTGAACCTTGAATTAGGATTGTTTCTACTGCGTTGGTCATCACGATACCGTTTAACAATCTTGTCGGCTCTACCCTCCCATTCCTTGAATGTACGCTCGTACTGGGCAATGCAGTTATACCAATCTTGGTATGTGTGATCCATTTTAAATCCTTAAGAGAAGTTGCCTACAGCCATTACGGTTGCACCAGCACCAGTAGTAATCTTCCAAGCACCGCTTACGGATACAGCACCAATATCGATGTTATATACGCCAATTGGGGTGTTTGCCGCCATGATTGGGTAAGAAGTTGCATTGTCTAATAAGGCTACAGTAAAAGATGCCGCTGTGCTTACAGTAATGACTAAACGCATTAAAGTATCGCCTGTACCGCCTGTAACGCCTAATACTTGAGCAGTCTGTGATGCGGCTACGGTTTGGTAGAATGTTCCAAATGGTTGATTAACGCCTGACATGATTAAATCCTTTTAACAGTTGATTTGGGGGTTTGTTTCCATAATTCATCAAGACTTACATCAGTTTGCCCGACATGAAGTCCTTTAACACGGTTATCTTTGAGGATAGGGCTGTCCTCATCTTTCCATACAATGCTGAGATAGCGGAACGCATCGGCAGAGTGGCTTGTCCAATCATGTTTTGGGCGATCCCTAAATACTTTCTTATCATCATCCCACTCTCGTTGATATTGTCGTAAACACTCAATGCCTTCTTCACATCTATTATCAAACCAAGTGCGAGTTAATGCAAGTCGTGTTGCTTGAATTCCGTCTTGAATTGACAGGTTTGGAACAATTTTTAGATGTTTTATGTCAATTTTTGCAGATATTTGTTCGATTATGCTCTTACCACCGCTTGCCATAGTTTTGGCTCTAGCGTCATGGGGTAGCCAATGAGTGCCATATTTGTACCCAAACTCATCTTCTTTTTGGGCAAGTAGCCCCGTGTAATATGGTACTGCTTGACCATTAGACGAATGGTGATCTAACACCCTTATCTCGCCATACACCACTTGAAACCACCAAATGCTAGTACTGTCATTGAATCCCAAGTCCCAAGCGGTATGGCATGGGAACATTGGGTCATAATCAACTGTGGTAATTCGTTCAAGATCAGTAATCCTACGCATTTCTTGACCGTAGTAAGCACCAAGAATAGCGGCTTCAAATGAGCATAAGAACTCTTGTTCGTACTGGTTGTCTGACATGGTGGCTTTAGCATCATCTAATTCAGATTGCGGCAAAAGCATAGTTTGATCTGCCCGTAGCACCTTTACATACCAATTAGGCTTTTTGGTAGCTTCGTTGTATATATCGTAAAAGGCGTTGTGTCCTTTTGGTGTGCCGATAAAGGTAGCCCAACCCAATCTATCTGCCAATAATGGGCGAATGATCTCACCCCATACAGACGGCTTCATATCGGCCATCTCATCCATTACTACGCCATCCAAAAAATTCCCACGAAGTGCGTCAGGGTTATCAGCCCCAAATAGCCTAATCCTAGCCCCGTTAATCAGTTCCACCCATAGTTCGGATTGATTGGCTTTAGATAAGACTGGCTCTGAAAAGCGTTCTAAATATCTCCAAGCTACTGACTTGGCTTGGGAATAAAAAGGGGCAATATAGGCGTATTGAGCGTGCTGTTTGTTTTCTAGCAAGGCTTTGACTATCAGGTCGTTAATACAGGCCACAGTCTTGCCACAACGCCTGTGAGCCACAATTACAGCCCACCGCTCCTTACGGTCGTGAAAGTCCTCAAAAACGCTTCTAGGGCGGTATTTTAGCTTTATAGGGCTACTCATCTGCCCAAGTTATCCTTAGATCACCACCATTAGTGCCTGTAACTTCATTGACTTGGGTTTCTTTCCATCTAGCCCGTGTTTTTAGCCAAAATATAGCGGCCGCAGTATTACCCTTTTTGGCTTGGCTAAACAAAGTGCCAGCAATAGCGGCATTGGCATCAATACGCCCTTCATCTAATTCATCCTTGTAATACTTAACCAGCGTATCAGCACTAATCTTTAAGCGTGTAGCAATATCCTCGTGGGGGCAACCTAACGCAGACAGGCGTTTAACCTGTTCTCTAGTGGCTTCGGTAGGCTTATGTTCTTTTCCTTGTGCCATTTTATAACTCCGAAAGTACGGCTTTTTTACCCGTAAAATCTTCCCAACGCTTAACAATAACATCGCAGTATTTAGGGTCAAGTTCCATAAGACACGCTTTTCTGCCTATTTTTTCAGCGGCAATCATGGTAGAACCTGAACCACCAAATAAATCCAATACGATGTCTGAACCTTTGGTGTTATTTAATATTTGATATTCCATTAGTTCTACTGGCTTCATAGTAGGGTGCAAGTCGCTTTTAGATGGCCTTTTGCACTCAATTACTGTAGTTTGTTTTCTGTCAGTAGCCCAAAGATGTGCCGCACCTTCTTTCCAACCGTAAAGACAAGGCTCATGTTTCCAATGGTAATCAGACCTACCAAAAGCTGAATTGTCTTTATTCCATATCAAGGTTTGACGAACTTTCCAGCCCATATCCTTAGCCGCACCCCTAAAGTTGTAACCTTCTGTATCAGCGTGCCAAATATAAAACACAGCACCAGCTTTCATAACGGCATTAGCAGCTATATAAACATCTTTAAGAAATTGCCTAAACTCATCATCAGCCATTTCATCATTTTTAATTTGTTCTCGTTTTTTACTGCCGCCTTCATAAGCAATGTTGTATGGGGGGTCAGTTACTAATTGGTCAGCTAGTTGACCATTCATTAGCTTTTCTACGGCATCAATGCTGGTGCTATCACCGCACATAAGCCTATGATTTCCAAGGATATATAAATCGCCTAACTTGGTTTTTGGTTCTTCAGGTACATCAGGCACAGCATTTTCATCTGTTAAACCATCTGTACCTTCAATTACATTTAGCAAAGCATCTAATTCTTTATCGTCAAAGCCTGTAAGAGTAAGGTCAAAACCTTCATCTTCTAGGTCTTGTAACTCAATAGTCAACATAGCGTTATCCCACCCTGCGTTTAATGCCAGCTTATTGTCTGCGATGATATAAGCCTTCTTTTGGCTTTCAGTCATATCAGAGCAATCAATGGTGGGTACTTTGTCCAACCCTAGCTTTTGGGCGGCCATTAATCTACCATGTCCAGCAATAATGCCTACCCCGTCTACCAATATAGGATTGCGAAAGCCAAACTCTTTTATGCTTGCCGCAATTTGTGCCACTTGTTCAGGGCTATGGGTTCTGCTGTTCTTTGCGTAAGGGATTAGCTTATCTACAGCGACTTCTTTTATTTGCATATTTAACCAAGTGGTTGATTAAGATAAGTTAATTCTACTCTATTTTGTCGATTTGTTGTTGTATTAGCTCTTTACGACTGGGGGGTGTAATCATATAAGACTTTAATGCTTCTAATGACTTTAGCTGGTCAGGACTATATGCCAATGCTTTATTAATTTCCTCAGGCCATTGTCCTACTGTATATCCACGCAATGCTGAATCAGTAGCATTTTGAATTGCATCAGCTTCTGGTCTGCCTTCATCCAATGTGGCTTGATAATCTAATGCGTGTTCTTTAAGTGTTTTAAGTTGGTCAGGTGACCAAGATTGCATCAACGCTTCCCTTGTTTGGTTGGCCATAGGGTCAATGTGCAACATTTCTGCGGCTAAATCATGATGGGTAAAATCTTTTGGTTTAAATACTTCTACCCCAATTCTATCTATGGGTAAAGATGGGTGTTTATTAAAACCACCTTCAGGTAACGGTGCTCCTGTTTCGCCAATAGGATATGTTTCAGCATAACCTCTGTTTTCGGCAGGATTTACCACAACCATAGGATTGTGCTTTGCAACAAAAGGATAAGCCTGTGTTGCTTTCCCCAACAAATCTGTTGCGTAATCAGCCATTATTTTACTTCTTTATCCAAGTCTTTAACTTTATTGGCAATAGCGGCTCTACGCTCTAAACGCAATCTTAAGTTCTTTTCGTAGGTAGATTCTTTATGCGGTCTAAGCAGAGCGTTTTCTTTAGGGTATTTGTGGTTCATGTGTTCCATTACATATCCTTCATCTTTTGACGAATCATGTCTTTTCTGCTTTGTGGCTTGGCAGTCTTGGCAGATTCTTTAAAATCTTTGGCGGTTGGGGCGTTCTTGCTACCAACCTTGTTCATTTTTTCACCCGATCCGTGTGCGATCCGTTCTTGTTTACGGTGAATATTTGCGTAAAGTCCGTTTTTCATTAACATTTCCACCTTGCTCTTGCCGCTTTGCCCCGTTCCCCATTCCATCCTGCTGACCTAGCACAAAAACTATCGTGTCTTGGCCCACTAGCTTGGGGTGCTTTTAAATCACTACCATTCTTTGCGTTGTACGCTTTACGACCAGCTTCGGTCATTCCTGCACCTTCTTCTACTGACTGATAATGCCGACCCTTACCTTTAGTGGTCTTAGCTATCGGCTTATCGTGCTTTTCTACTGCGGCACGGATGGCATCTTTACGATTCAATCTTTTTCGCCAATATATTTGTCGTATTGGGCTTCTAAATTAGCTTTGCGTGTGCCTTTAGCGTATTCACGCTCAGTATTTAGGGCAATAGCAAGTGCTTGTTTTTTAGGCTTACCAGCTTTAACTTCAGCTTTAATGTTTTTGCCGACTGATTCGGCTGATCCTGATTTATCTAGTGGCATGATTAGCTCTTAAATTTAAGTAAATAGATGGTTGTGTCAATTTCTTGGGCGATATTGTCAATAAGCTGGCAAATCTCTGTGTCTTTTGGCAAGTCTGCACGGGCATCTTTAACAAACGCTTGTAAAGATTGTAGGTATGCCAAAGGTTCTTTAGGCTGGTGGTATGTAGCAGGGAATTCAGTAATCTGCCCGTAGCATCCAAAGTAGGCTTCGGCTAGAGCATCTGTGTGCTCAATAATGTTCTCGTAGAACTTGCCTAATGCTTTGTGCTTGGCATAAGACTTGGTAGCCCAATGGAAAAAATGGGTATTAGTCCCCGAATGTAGCAATGTTGCTAGGAATAATGCCATTGATTTATCCATAATACGCTCCTTTTAATCTATTTTATAACACTTTTCTAGTAATACCTAGTGCTCTAATTGCGGCTTCTACACTATCTACACGACTAATTGCACCGCCTTTCCACTTGCCCAAAAAGTCTAATTGGTCAGGCGTAAATTTGGCTTTAGCATCTCGTTTAATTTCCATTAATATGGTCTCCCCAGCGTATCCCACCAAAATGTCGGGTGTCCCGTGTTTTAGGGAAGCCATAGAAACTACAGTAGCACCAGCATCTCGTAATGCCTTAACTATTTCTTTATGATTTGTATCTATTCGTGCGTATGTCATTGTTTTTAAATTAAAATAGATTAGTATTGGCTAACTTTACCATTATAAAGGCTTGGAATGAGCAAACCAGCGTGTAGTGAGCAAGAGTTTATCGCATTATTTAAAGAGCACCGATCCCCTACGGCTGTGGCTAAAATACTAAATGTCGATACTAGAAGTGTAATTGCCCGTAGAAAAAACTTAGAAAAAAAGCACGATATTGTGCTTGAATCTAATAATAATCGTGGCGTTCCTAGATTTGCTATTCCTGAAAATAAAATACGCTGTGAATATGAGTTAAAGAATGGAATCATTATGGTAGGGTCTGATTGCCATTACAACCCTAATTACATCTCTACTGCCCACCGTGCTTTTGTACATTTTACGAAACACTTAAAACCTAATATGGTGATCCTCAATGGCGACTTGTTCGATTTTGCACAGATCAGCCAGCACAACCGAATTGGTTACCAACAGCACCCAACAGTCCAACAAGAATTAGAAGAAGTACAAGCACGATTAGGCGATATTGAAGCTGTACGCCCTGCTGGTTGTATATTGCACCGCACCATAGGTAA